CAAAATACTTGTTAAAACTATCTTTTAATCTCATATCGTTTATGTTTTTCCTAGCATTATTTTATGATTTTCCTGTATGTTAGACCATATGTAAAAAAGTTAGGTTCTGATCCTCGCAAGAATAGATATCCTAGTCTTTTTTCATATTTAAAGTTAAGCAAAATGTAAACCAAGGACGCCACAATGGAAGATTTAGATATCCTTCGGATTTCATATCCGAGGGTAAGCGATATCATTTCCAAGCAAAACGAAGCTGAGCTAAAAGCTATTCCTCTTGAGATTCTTGTGAAGGCTTCGACTCGGGGAACTAAAATTCATGAATATTGCACGACCTATATGCGCAATTTATGGGTCATGGACATTGAACCGGAATATCTGCCTTATTTTGACGCTTTCCGCCAATGGTTTCGAGAGGAAGTAGATCATGTCGTGCATACTTCTGTCAGACTCTACGATGATGTAAAGCGCTTTACCGGAGAATTTGATATGATTGTGAAGTTGAAAAATTCTTCTGCTTTTTCTTTGATTGATATTAAGACGTCAAGCTCTCCATCTAAAGCATGGCCTATACAATTAGCTGCTTATGTCGATCTATGCCGCACGAATGGCTATCAAGTTGATCGTCACTTTAATCTTCATTTGAAGCGTAAGAAAGAAGCTGTATGGGAGGAAACAGAGGGAAAGAAAGTTATGATTTCTCCCCCTCAGATAGCTGCATGTCTAATTGAGTACAAAGATATTAGCGCTCCTTTAGATATTTTTACTAGCGCTTTAAAATGCTATGATTACTTCTCTAGAAAGGAGCCTAAAAATGTACGCCTATAATCTCCCTCTTTCACCTCCGTGCGACGAATGGAATGAATATGTAAAGCCAGATTTGATTCGCAATAAGGCAATCGATATCTGTGCTGAGATTTCTAAACATGGCGATAATACGCGTTACTCCGATGTACTTGATCTGCTTTGTGAGTATATCGGTGAGGGTTTTTCAGACTTTTTCCCGGAGTTATGCGATGAGTCTTACTAAAGAAGTGTCATTTTTTGAAAACGTTCAGGTCCCTTCTTTCTCGGAAGAGATCGATTGGCTCATGTATCGCAGTTATGAATTTAACCGCAGCCGCTCTCCTTATATCCCTGCCGAAAGTTGGAGAAAGATTTATATTAATGCTGAAACCTATGAAGAAATTTATCAAACATCTAAGGAGAATCTATGAGCCTATCAATGCAGATGATGATTCCATCGGAATCAGAACGTAAATCCTATCAGATCATGGCTACTGTAGCCTCTCAGAATCCCTATTGGCGTAAGTTGGGGGGAAATGGTAGTCGAGACGAGATCATCGCTACAATCCTTTCTATTATGCTTCTAGCAAGAGAGCTTAGGATATCACCCATGATCGCCATTAGTGGAGGGATTAACAACATTCTAGGAAAATTTGAGATATCAGCTAGGCTCATGAATCAACTGATTCGAAGGGATGGGCATAGAATACAGGTAAAAACTCTTACTGAAGAGATGTGTGTCATCTGGTCCAAGCGTAAAGACACGGGCGAAGAACATACTTCGGAGTATCATATTGCAGAAGCTGCGCGAGCCGGACTTATCAAAGAAGGAGGGGGCTGGAGGAAATGCCCCAAGGACATGCTTTTCGCTCGCGCCATTTCACGATTGGCAAGGCAGCTGTACCCAGACGCCATCGGTGGTTGTTACATCGAAGGAGAGCTTCAGGAAAGTGCGCAGGGCAAAGTGGTGGAGACTATAGATGTTCCGCAGCTTTCTGAAGTCAATACGGAGCCCGCTGCTCCAGAGGAACCAACCCACTTGGTTTTTCCAGAAGGTACAAACTTGGATCGAGTAGCCGAATTTATCGAAGAAACGGCAGCTCAAAATAAAAAGTCAATCTATGAGGTGAAAAAAAGAGCCTCGACTAATATGAACGGCTTCATTGAAATATTCCAGTCATGGGAAGAGAAAAAATATCCTAGCGTCTCAAAAGAAATGTTAGATGAAACGCTGGACTCTATTTAAGTTTTATGTATGCTGTTAAGCGGCGATTTTTTCATGCGGTATCTCCTCAAGATAGAATGTTTGTTTTAGCCTTAGATATCTCCTTATCTAAGGCTTTTTTTTGGAGAAACTTAATGATGTTTAGTGTGACAAATGGTATATTATCAGACGAGATAGGACAAAATCTATGAATGAAGAAAAGATTATTTTTAATGTGCTTTTAGATTTCTTACGAGAGCTTCCCGAAGATTTCGATCAGCCAACAACTACACTTGCCCAAGCGAGTGACATGATCATCCAATTTATGGAGAAACATGGACTCAAAGATGTGGATTAATACAGAGGACGAAAAACTATGAAAATTGAAATCGTAGAATTCTATCCCTTGAACGTGGATAAATCAGCTAACTTTTTCTGTGGTTCTCTCCATATTTACTTGATTGAGTACGGTCTAGATATACGCGGTATCAATGTCATCAAAAAGAATAATCGTTGGACATTCTTTCTTCCCCATCGCAAGGCAAAGGAGGAAGGGACAGAGAATTTTATCCAATATCCCATCATCAATTTTACGGATAACCAAAAACAGCAAGCTTTGGTGGATTTTATCCGTACCAAGGGCAAGGAATATATTCAAGAGAATTTTAAAGAATTGTGCATTTAATTATTGGCGGACAAGGATTATATGGGAGAAGAACACATTGCGTATTTTTATGAAATCAAAATTAGGCACTTAATCAGCAAAAAAATAGCTGAAGAGATTGTGAAACTTATAAAAGAAAACTTTCCAGAAGCTGAGTGCTTTCTTTCGGAACACAAATTTAATCTATCAGAGTAGTCCGTGATTTATATTTTTCTCCCTACTGATTTTAACATACTAATCGCTGGGCCAAAAATCGTCATCGTCTAAACTTTTCTTTAAGGCAGCATTTGGGACAGTGACACTCGTCCGTATCATCTGTTGGGCCGCGATACTGTTGATGGTTCCATGGTTCATAATCTGATTCTGGGTCGCACGGAGCATCTGCACTTCCATGGAACATATATAGGAGAAAAACGCTAAAAATAAGAATGACAATAAGAAATATCCACATTTGAGCACCATCTTTACCTCGTTATTGGCCATTGTGTGGTATGACTAAATTTATGTCTATTAATTTTGTGTTAAGGTTTATCAGACGAATAAAGGCTAATTTTTATGCCTGAATTCCATACAGAGAGATACTGCCCGATGTTATATTCCCAGACACAAACAAGAATTTAAATGCATTAAAGACTAATCCCGAAGTACCTGTATTAAATCCTAGAGTATAAGTAGCCAGAACCGTGTTATAAAAAGCCATTTGCCCCCACCAGCCCCCATTTCCAGGGGTGAGAAATGCGTTTCCATACATTCCTACACCGTTACTTTGACTCTTGGCAAATATTGCATATGTCGTAGCCGTCGCGTTGTTCGGCACGACGCTGTTATATGCCTGATAATTAATTCCGCCAGTATATCCGCTTACAGAATAAGTACTCCCGTTATCAGTCGAAACCAGCATTTTCAAGTCTTGCGCATCTGTTGCGGGCTTAATGTTACTTATGACGACTGCATACGTGGCAAAAGAAGGATTAATATTTTTAAATTCTAAACTTGCCGAGACAGAAGCAGTTTGTGTTTGAAGGAGAATCCAGCCTGGTTGGGGTTGCAGCACAAAGGGCGTGATTGTAGTCGTATTATTCAAAGACGATGATCCTGTATATGTGATCACCCCATATCTAATTGTTCCAGCCCCTGTAATAGCGTTGGTGTTAGAGCTAGTAACTTCGAGTGCGCCATCCGAGGTTAACGTTGTTCCTGTACCGATAGAAAGTGCTGAAGCGCTCCCGCTATTCACAGCTAACGCAAGATGAATAGCTACCGAAGATGTCCCGCTAGACGTGATGCATGTGGCGTTTTGTGCTGCCGTATTAATAAATCCGCCATCTATCGTCAAGTTAGCTGCCGAAGAAACTGAAAGTGGAGAAAAAATTGCTAAATTCGTAAAGCCAACTGTACCTGCTGAATTTGTGCTTGCTGTTGTCGAACCACCGCTATTAGTCATAGAGAGACTATAAAATGAAATGCCGCCTGCTGAGGAGGAGGTATAAATTCCTATGCCTGTAGTTCCTAAATCTCCAAAACAATTAATGAAATTTATGGTCGCGGCTGCATTTGATGTGGAAAAAGTTATCCCTGTATTATTTGTAAAATTTAAATAACAGTTAACAATATTTAATATTGAGGCCGCCGAGCCGGTGACCGCGATTGCTGCTGCGCCGTTTGTTTGGAGTTTAACGCCTGAGATAGTGCTCGTCCCTGCTGCCGTCATCGTAACTGTGCCAATAATTGAACTTACATTTGCGCTAGCCCCAGTCCATCCGGCAATATTCACGCCTGGCGGAATCGTCACATCCTCAGTGACACTTGTCCGCAAGAACACCGTTTGACCAGCCGTTGCAACCGCCAAAGCTGCTGCCAAAGTGGTGTGGCTGCCGTTGGCAGGATTGCTATCAACTACTAGCCCATCGACTCCAAACTTATTTATTGATGTAGCGTGGGTATAAGACATTCTTCCTCATGCTTTCTGGATTTACGATTTTTCGGATAATTTGGGATTTTTTTTCCCTTTTTCGCTTCACTAATTTTAATTTTTGTTTCTTGGCTATGCTGTTTTCCTAAGAAAGTTCCAGCTTTTCCCTTGAGAGCTTGACTTAATTTTAATCTTGTCTCTTCGGATTTTATGTGGTCTTATTTTTCTAAACTTAAATGACATGCTCGACACAAAGTTTGCCCATTGTCTATATCCATTCTTTTTTCAACTGAAGACTTCCATGGAATAATATGATGGACATGTAAATTTTCAATGTTTTCACATTTTTGACATTTAAATTTATCTCTTTCTAATACAGACTTTCTCCACTTTTGATAAGTTCTGCTTCTTCTATCAAATGTAAATCCTTTTAATAGCCAAGTTTTTAATGTTTTTTTATTGCTTTCTTCTTTTCTCGGTATTCCTGTTTTAGAAATACTTATTTTTTTCTTAATTTCCTCTGTAAGAGGAAGGTAAATTCTGGTAGCAGAAGTTCTCTGTTTTAATCCTTTATTCCAAGGAATCTGTCCTTTGGGAAAACTACTTCTAGGCTTTCCAGTTCTTCTTTTTTTATTCTTACAGTCTTTGCAATCTTTCCTGTAAGGATCACTTCTATATTTGCCTCTTTGCTTTACAAACCTTTCTAAAGGTTTTTCTTCTCCGCATTGTGTGCACTTTCTTAACATGGGTACCTCTTTATTTAAGAGGTGCAAATGGTACACATATTTCTCTTATAAATCAAGCCATTAACCAAGTACCGCTAAAACCGCAAACGGCTTCCCATGTTGTATTGGCGGCTCTATAAACCAATTCCACAGAATCACCTTGTAAAGTACTAATTGCAGTTCCTCCGGCAGAAGATACTAGAGATCCGAGTCTTATAAGTTGTGTCCCAGGAGCTTTTATGGTCAAGACTTGAGAGGCATGATCTACAAAGAATTTGATTGTATCGCCTTGAACAGGTGAAGCGGGCAACGTACCTGTAGCTGTGCCCGTGATGAAATAGCCATTTTCTTTTAGAGGAGAAAAAGCACCAGAAATATCATTCCAGGTGAAGCCTCCACCGATGATTGAAACAAAACCGTTAGCGTCTACACTAAATTGCGCGGAATTGAAATTGGATAGACCTATCTTCGTTGCATCGGCAGCCGCTAAAGCCTGCGAAGTTTGCACCTCGAGCACCATAGTATTTGCGCCCGTTCCATCGGTGCGTACTGGATTTGTTCCCGCAGCTACTGTGGC